AACCCAGATAACTGGTAGGGTCGGTGTTGCCGTGATCGTTGTCGTACACAGCCAGATAGTCAAATCTGGGCACAAGATCTATATCGTTCTTTTTCTCCCCGAACAGCACCGACCAGCCCGAACTAGCAAGGACTGGGCATGACCAGCCGAGACTGGCAACGATGAGCCCAGAGCAGAAGGGCTCGCACATTGAGGGTGTGGTGGAGTGGGCACGCAAGTTCATGGGCGTGTCTTTGATGAAGTGGCAAATTGCTGCACTTGCCGATCAGCTTGCGTTCTCTGACGATGCCGGCATAGAGCTGGTGACTCGAAGCTCTTTGGTCAGCTGTGCTCGACAGCAGGGAAAGTCCGTTGCTTTACGGGCCTTGGCTGGCTGGTGGTTGACCGAAATGCCAAAGATACGTGGAGAAAAACAGACCGTACTTTTGATGGCTCACCGTCTTGACAGTGCCGCCGGCATCTACGAAGAAATCGCCGAAATCTTGGAACAGTATTGGGATGCCAAACTCACACGGTCCTACGGTCGCCTAGCTGCAAAACTCCCTGACGGATCCAAGCTTCTGGTCCGATCAGCAAAGCCGAACGCAGCTCACGGTCTATCAGTTGACTTGGCTCTAGTGGATGAGGTCTGGGGAATTGAAGAAGAAGTCATTGACGGTGGCATCACGCCAACAATGCGCGCACGACGCTTCCCTCTTCTGAGCATGTGGTCCACTGCCGGCACAGAAGAATCCAAGGTCATGATGCGCTATCGAGAGATGGGATTGCGTTTGATTGATACCCATCAGCCAACAAACTTTCACTTCCGTGAGTGGTCTCCCCCACCAGATCTTGATCCGATGGATCCGATTGCGTGGGCTTATGCGAACCCAGCGCTAGGGAAAACCCTTGAGATGAGCACGATTGAGTCAGAAGCACAGCTCCCAGATCGCGCTAGCTTCTTGCGTTCAAGCGTAAACCTTTGGATTGCAACCGATCGCTCATGGCTCCCTCAGGGTCTTTGGTCCCAGCTTGCCACTTCTGAGCCACTTCCAGCTGGGGGAGTGGTTGCAGTTGAGGTTGACTTCAACGATTCTCACTATTACGCCACAAGATCTGTGCTTTTGCCGGACGGCAAGATTGGTGTCACTGTCGCGTTCACATGCGACACACAGACCCAGCTTTGGGAACATGTCCGCGCGATCGCTAAAGACCCATCAATCAAGTTTGCTTTCACGCCGACAGTTGACTTGCAGTGCCCGCCATATTTGCAAGCGCGTCGAGTCATCGTGGGCTATGCCGAAATCCTAAAATGGACTCCAGCTGTCCAAGGATTGATCCGTGAACGGCAACTAATTCACACAGGCGAGATGGCATTGGCAGAGCATGTCGTGCGCGCTGTATCGGTACGCACCCAAGGCTCCATTGCTGTCAGCTCTCAGCGTTCACCCGGACCGATAGAACTTTGCAGGACAATGATCTTTTCATCAGCAATCGTTGCCGGCAATCGTCACTCACGTGGGAAGCCACAGCTTGCCATCGTGGCGAACTAAGATCGGCGCGGAGTCGTGCGTCGAGCCTTTCGTCGGAGAAGACCCTGATGCGCGACTCCACCAAAGAACTATGAAAGAGTAGAGACATGGCAATATTTGATCGCAAAATATCTAAAGCTGCAATCTCTGAACCTGTAGGAAAAGCAGCTGCAGCAGGCGGTGGATATAACGGCGCATCCATGATTGGTCAGTACTACACCTATCAAGAAGGCGAAGCGCGCAATCGTGCGATGAGTGTCCCAGCAATTTCACGTGCACGCGATCTCATGGCATCAGTAATCTCATGCATGCCGTTGATCATGTACAAGGAAACATGGAACGAACAAGAAGAAGAAATGCAAGAAACTCGTCTTGCTCCGCGCACATGGCTTCGCAGAATGTCCCCATCAATCCCGAACTCCACATTGCTCAGCTGGTTATTTGACGACATTTTTTTCTACGGCGTGGGCTACCTCGCCATCACGGCAAGGACCCAAGATGGTTATCCTTCGGAGTTTGAGCGTCTCCCAGCCGGCTCAATCACCAGACGCGACCAGGCAGGACCGGTCTTTTTCGCACCATCCAAAGAGCTCTATTTCTTAGGACAAGAACTCGACTATCGCAATGTTGTCCAATTCATCTCAGGCATTCAAGGAATCATCTATCAGTCACCAATGGTTGTCAACACTGCGCTCAAGTTAGAAGCCAGTAGGTATCGCAATGCGGAAAGCCTCCTGCCGTCTGGCGTTCTGAAACAAACTGGCGGTGAACCGTTGAGTCAGTCTGAGCTTTCGTCCATTGGCGCGTCCTTTGAGCAGGCTCGCCGCACCAATCAGATTGCGGTTCTAAATGAATTTTTGTCGTGGGAAGCAAGCACAGCTACACCAGACAAGATGCTTCTCATTGATGCTGCGAACTATCAAGCGCTTGAATGTGCACGACTGACTAATGTTCCGCCATACCTTGTCGGCGTTAGCACAGGCTCCTATTCCTACCAGTCGTCACAGCAAGCACGCGCTGACCTTTACATCTTCGGCGTGAAGGCTTATGCAGAATGCATTGCCAACACACTCTCAATGGATAATGTGTTACCAAGAGGAACCTATGTCAAGTTCGACGCTGACGAGTACCTAGAAGAAAACTATCTTGCCGACACAATGGACAAAGAAATGCCAGCAGAGAACACACAGGAGCAGATCGCAGAATGATCAAGTTCACAGCGCAATCAGTAACAATCGATGCAGCAGGATCAGATGGTCAACCACGACGCACCATCACGGGCATTGCAGTTCCCTATGGCGTAGATGCCACAGTTTCGGATGGGACTTCTGTACGTGTACTTGAGGGAGCTCTTCCCGTAGATGGCAAAGCACCCCGTCTGCTAATGAATCATTCAACAGATATGGCGATCGGAATTGTCACGGCACGCCAGTCCACCCCGGACGGAATGCTTTTTACAGCCAAGATCAGCGACACCCAAATGGGCAACGAAGCAATGACCCTGATGAAAGACGGTGTCCTTGACTCAGTATCCATCGGCATCACCCCAACGCAGTTCAGCTACGACGAAGCCGGCACGATGGAGATCCGCGCTGCTGTCTGGAGCGAGCTCAGCATTGTTGCCATCCCAGCATTCGCAGGAGCACAGATCACCGACATCGCTGCGAGTATCCACCAACCAGATGAAGAAATAAGCAATACTCAAGAAGTAGTCCCAGAACAGGAGCAAGAAATGGCACAAGAAATTGAAGTAACAGCACCAGTCGAGGCATCAACCCCGACACCACTTTTCGCATCAGCAAAGCGTGAACCACGCTTGCCAAGTGCAGCCGAGTTTGTTGCAGCAATGCACAAGGGCGGTGAAGTCGCAGCCAACGCATCGCGCGTATGGAACGACTATCGCGCATTCCACAAGTCAGACATCGAAGCAGCTGCAGGCGATAACGTACTTTCGAATGACGCAGGTATCGTCCCGGTTTCAATTTTGGCTCCTGTGTTCGCGGATATTAACTACATCGCTCCAGTGCTAAATGCACTCGGCACTCGCGCGATGCCAGCTGGTAACACTGGCGCGACATTCGTGAGACCAACTTGGACTACTCACCCGACGGTGGCACAGCAGAGCACTGAACTCACAGCAGTATCGGCAACGACTGCCGTGATTGCAGCGAACACGGTCAGCAAAGTGACATTCGCTGGACAAGCACAACTCTCATACCAAGTGATCGACTTCACCGATCCGAACGCAATGCAGATCATCATTCAAGACTTGGCTGGACAGTACCTCAGCGCAATTGACAACTATGCAGCAGACAACTTGCTTGCAGCAGCTTCGTCAGATGGCGTGTGGGACTTGACCCCAGAAGACTTGATGAAGTCAATCTACGATGCAGCAGTAACCATCTCGGCAGCAACGAACTACCTACCGACACACATGTTTGTGGATCCTGCAACATGGGCATTGATGGGTCAGCTAGTTGACAGCACCAAGCGTCCAATCTTCCCAGCACTCGGTGCACCGGGCTTGAATGGCATGAACTCACTCGGCGCTGGTTCAGCAACATCATGGTCAGGCATGAACCCACTCGGTCTTGAGATCGTGGTGGACAACAAGTTCGCAGCCAAGACAATGGTCATCATGAACAAGAACGCTTTTGAGGTGTATCGCCAAGATCGTGGATTGCTCAGCGTTGAAGTGCCAAGCACGCTTGGTCGCCAGATGTCAGTGTTCGGATATGCAGCAACATTCGCTGCAAACTCGAGCATGATCCGCAAGATCACTCAGGCTTAGTCGAGAGCGGGGCTTCCGCTCATGGCAACATACAGCGTCACTCACAAGTACCTGCTGGATAACTACGCCGTACTGCAACTCCTAACCCCATCGGAGATTGCAGTCGGCGAGTCCATCACAGTCGCATCAGTTGATGCAACATTCAACGGGACCTACACGGTCTATGCATTGCCGGAGTATCTCTATCTGGGCATTGATACCGAAGGTGATCTGATCTTTGATGTCAATGTCCCGATAGCCAATCAGGTTCTTTATGCAAAGACCGCTAGCGATGTCTCGCGTGTTGCTTCAACTGGAAGCGTTACATATACCCAGACCTGCACGTGGATCACTGCACAGAACATCCTTGACTGGCTTGGCATCACAGTTGCCACAGCTGGAGACCAAACCTTCACAACAACTTGCGCTGCAGCTGCTAACGCTTTCTGCAGCCGCCGACGCGCCGAAGCTGGTTACACAGGCGATTCACTGACCACGGTCCCATCTCAAGATGTGTACCTCGGAACCGTGATGTATGGCGGAATGCTTTACAAATCGCGCGGGACCGTAGATGTATTCTCAAGCTTTCAAGACATGGGTCAAACACCAGTAGTCGGAATGAACGGTCAGATCAAACAACTTCTAGGCATTGATCGCCCAGCCTGCGCATGACAGTCTCCAACTACACCGACCTCTTCAACAATGCGATGAGCGCACTGGGGACAAAACTGGCGACAGCAACATCCTTGCCAATCGTGACCGATCCCAGAAATTTGCGACCCCCCTGTGTATTTATTTCGGCACCATCATTTACAATGTGGAACTACAACATCGCAAAAATGACCTTCCCCGTCCAGATCATCTCAATGGGTCCGGGCAACTCAGACGCATTGGGTAACATCTTGAACATGGCTGCAGCAGTAATGACCGCAAATGTCGGAGCAACATCAGGCTCACCAACCAGCGTCGATGTCGGTGGCGTAGTCCTGCCGGCGTATGAGATGATGATTGAAGTGCAGGCTCAGACCGCATGAGCTACCTAATCGCATCAGACAAGCTTGGCAAGATCGGTGATCTGTACGTGCCTAAGGCTGGGATCAATGTTGCAGCGCTTCTTGCTGGTGGCTTTATCACAGAGCTTGCTGAGGTATCAACCACAGAAGAAGAAAAACCTGCTAAAAATAAACCTAAGAAAGCACCCAAGGAGTAATCATGGCAACTAGCACTTATCTCTCGTCCCCAGTCGTAACAGTCAACGCAGTAGATCTATCTGATCAGTGCACCGGCGCGACTGTCAACATCAACTACGACCAACTTGAGGCAACCGCTTTCGGCGATACTTCCCGCAAGTATGTCTCAGGTCTTGGCAGTCACTCAGTCACACTCGACTTCTATGCGAGCTTTGCAGCGACGGAAACTTGGGCAACATTGAAATCACTAGTCGGCACATCAACGACCGTGGTCGTGAAACCAGCTGTCGGTGCTGACTCTGCCACCAATCCGGGTCTGACCTTCACAGGAACCTTTCTAGCTGCGCTACCAATCGTCACCGCGCTAGGAGCTCTCGGAACAATAAGCATCACCTTCAATGGCGGTGTTTATACTTCTGACGAAAGCTAATAACTGACCGCACATCGGTCCGACACGAAAGCGAGAAGAAATGAAACTGCACCTAAAAGTGACAGAAGAAGGCAAAGACCCATACGAAGTGACGACCAACCTCGTCACATTGGTTGCATGGGAACGAAGGTTCAAGCGCAAAGCGTCAGACATGGCGAACGGTGTCGGAGTCGAAGACTTGGCATTCTTAGCATGGGAAGCTTGCAAGCAAGCCAAGATCGTGGTGCCCGGTGAGTTTGACAAATACATTGCAAAGCTCATCTCGGTAGATGTGGTCGCGGAGGAAATTGAAAACCCTACCCAAGCGGAACTCACAGAAGGCTCCTAGCAGAGTTACTAGTTGCTCTTTCGTGGGCTCCGCGCTTTTACTCAGAAGAGTTTGACACCGCCGACCTACTCACTGTCACTA